TGTAATTTTGCCTCTAATAATACGTTTTGATTTAATGCTGATGATAATTTTGAATTATATAAGTTGACGAGTACATTAACGTCCACTTCATTGTTTTGTTGCATTTTCTAAAAAGTTCCCCCGTCTAGGGTTGAAGTCCAATGTGGTTTATTTGTATATACCACTGTAACAGTATTAGGTACAGATGACAAGTTTGCTATGGCACCATTGTTTCCTTCTTTGCGTAAATTGTTAGAAGTATTGAATGTTCCTTCAACACCGATTAGATTTACTGAAGCAGAACCAGTAACACCACTCTCAACAATACCAAACGCACCTGTGGTATCTTGTTTAATTATATCACCTGCAGCTGCAGTGATAGCAGCATTAAGAGCAAGTGTATTTTTAGTTATTGCTGTTAATACCTGTTTTGATGTTACAACTGGTGATTGAGGATTATTAGTAGATCTTTGTAGTCCATCACTATCAAACCAAACAACACCACCTGAATTAAAGTCTCCAGACTGATAGTAAATACCTTTTATATCAAGGAAACCTTTCGTTCCACTAACAACACTATTTGATATGGATGCATCAGGTACATATGTCCATCTACGACTATCATCTCCGTGTGTGCCATGATTTCCTGCTTCAGCACTACTTGATGCAATCGAACTATCGTCAAATCCAAAGAAACCTTCCTTTGCATTTGCGGTTCCAACACCAACATTATATGTGAAACTTAATCCACGGTCAGTATTTGTATCTATTGCGTGAGTAACTGTAAGTTGTTGACCAGTAGCAATACCTGCAAGTGTGACACCTTGGAATGTTAATGTCTTAGAACCTGCATTAACATTCGTGACGGTTGTAATACCACTTAGTGATAGACTTGCATGTTGCAAAGTATCGTTAACATTAATTCCTATTACTGAATCAACTACGACTGTAGATGCACCTGCATTTACAGTTTGCATTACAGTTCTTGAACTGGTAGCATCACCAACTGATAGAATAGGATCGTTTACAGTTGCTTGTGTTGAGTTAACTGTTGTGGTTGTACCATCAACTTGTAAGTTACCTTTAATGATAACATCACCTTCATTACTCAATCCATCTGGAAATGGGTCAATGAATAATTTAGTTGTGCTTCCTAAAGTTTGAATGCTATTACTACTAATTTGAACTTCTCCAAGAGTAGCGTTACTTCCAGCAACAACTAATTGACCACCAACAATAACTCTACCAGTATCAAACTTTACATCTGCTCCAGAAAATTTTAACTGATCATCTCCATTCTCATCATATTCGATCTTGGAATCTGCAGCACCTGTTCCATCTGATCCACCACCAAATCCTAAGAAAGTATCGTCAGGTATCATTACCTCACCAGATCCATTAGGATTAAAAATTATATCACCATCAGTATCTGTTGAAGATAATGTATTACCATCTAAAGTTAAATTATCTACATTCCAGATATCTATTTTTCTATTATTATCAAGTATTGCAACTAAACCACCATCAGTATTTCTACTATTTGTTTGACCTGCTAATTTACCAGGTTCATGCTCCATCATTGATGTGTAATAATGTCCTCCTATTGGATTGACGTTAGTACCATCATCTCCCAAAAATACTCTATCTTTGTATTGATTGACTCCACCGAACTGGCCAATACCAGTTACGTATGCCATTTCACCCCAATTCAAACTAGCAGGTTTGGCCGTACCTGATGATCGTTTGATTCTAATTATACTAGCCATTTCAGAAATTTCCTCCGTTGATGTCTAAATTCTGTGCTGCACCTGGCGTTAATTCTAAAGTCGCATCAAATTTATTTGTAGCACCATTAAAAACAAGTACCATACCGTTTTGTAAGGCACCTGATATGTTCACATCACTCAATTCTGCTAAAGATAGGGTTTGAGCACCCGCCAGTGATGAGATCACTTTTGTGGCACCTTGTTGTCCTACTCTGACTTTTATATCTGCCATCTAAAAAAATAAGTATTCAGATCTAAAAAGTATTTATATTTACTATGACGTTATCTTTGAAGCAAGTTCATTTAACAAAGATTTAAGCTCCTTAATTTCATTTTTCATAGCATCAAATTCTGCTTTTTTAATACTATTTCTCTTTTTATCTTCAAGATAATTTTGATATGAACTATTATCGCAATTTATTATAGCACCTGTGCTTTCATCACGAAATAAGTTTTTATGTCCTTCAACTGGTATCATGCTAATCCTGTATCAGTTTTTTTCTTTCCAATCAATCCACCTGCTTGATATTTCACATTAAACTCCTTTTGATCAACAGAGCGTAAATCCAAAGGAGTACCCATAATTTTTTTCCCTCTTATATCTCTCAAATATTTTGTTTTTGATGGAGCTATCTGTTCCATAAAAATTTGAAAAGTTTTCATCATGCCAATGCGATTGCTCTAAAGTCTTTTAAATGAATTGGAACAGATTCATTAGTTGAAGTCATAACAATTTTAATCTTAAATCCATTAAACTCCTCCAAATCATCAACACTAAATTGATACTCAGAAAATTCACCTATACTATCTGCAGGGACAAAAGCATCTGGTCTACCATCATTCATAGAACTATCTATGATTTGATCTCCAAATCCATCACCAGAAGTATCAATCATATTTTTATAACCTGGAAATGGTCTATAAGTTTGAGATATTCCACTTGAATCAAAACTGAATAAACGATAGTAAACTCTAAAGTCTGCCTCTGGTTGTCTACTTGCTGCAACAAGTACCTTAAGAGATGTAGCAGGATTTTTTAGTGTTACGAGTTTAGATATGAATACTGAACCATGTGGATCACCTCTCAATGCTTTAGGTCTTTCATCTGATGCATAATTTTCGGCACCGACTGGATTATTAATTTTATTTCTACCTAAAATAAAGGTTGAATTCTTAACATCCAAAACAGGTGATAAATTAGAATCAGATGATGACATGTCAACATTTAGAGTTAGTGATTTATTTTTTGGCAAATTAGACAATCTCTCGGTTTCGTTTGTTACTGATGCAACCATTCTAGGAGTTGAGAGGAATGCAGTTCTATTCAATGTAACTGGTTCAAATCCTTGATCTATAAATGATACCTCATTACCTCCAGAACTTGTACCACTGATTGTTCTAATGCTGGAATTAACATTTGTTGATTTACCAGGTGTGATTACATTTAATTGAGGATTAATTGTGCTAAATTGATGATTCTGAGATATTTGAACATTCTTTCCACCAAATGCTTTTTCATCAGAGAAACAAATCAACTTGTCGCCTGTTCTATTCGCATCTAAACCTAAAACATCAACTTTTAGATAATACTTGTCTATTCCATCATCAAGTGTTGTTATATCAAATGCTGTATTGATTCCTGCAAGAGAAATACCTCCAGATTCGTAAGTTTGAATATCAGTACCTGCATCATGAGATATTGGTGTAGTATTAAACTGACCTCTAACAATATTTAATTTACCTGATACTCCAGCAGGAATTGAATATGTTACAATTTCACTTCCTATTAATGCTGAACCAGTTGTTGTAGTTATACCATTGAATGAAGTAAATGGAGTTGAATCAACAATCTCAACCTCTGTTGCATCAGATGCTATTGTTGATGTTGTTTGAACTTTTAAAGTATCGGGTTTCACATTTTTAACCAACACCTTATTGTTTATTCCGTGATGTGCATGGTTGTATTGAGTTACTTCAAATACGTCACCAGTGTATAATTGACCATTGACTGTTGAAGATGTAACTTGAGAATTTGCAATTAAACTCTTTGGTGTTGTATTACCATTTGTATATTTTACAAGTTTTCTATTTACAGTAAACGCTGAACCCTGAACGTTAGTTAGGAATATTGTATCAAATTGGGTGTTGATAGCTGATACTGTACACTTAAATCCAGCACCACTTGTAATATCGCTATCATTAGCGTTATCAATAGTCAATACATCTCCAACTTGATACCCAGTTCCAAGAGTAGAGAGAGTTATTGCATTTATTGCTCCAGGAACACCATTAATCGTAGCAACTGTTATAGAAGCAACTGCTCCAGTACCACTTCCTGTCAAAGATTTGAGAGGAACATCTGCAATAGGAGCTCCAGTTACAGGATAACCAGAACCTCGTGTAACAATTGATGTTGAAGTGGATGAACTAATAGATGAACCTTGACCTTCAATAATACCTGTTATGGAATTATCATCGTTAGAATTGACTCCATCAACGATAGCATCATTTCCATCTGCCATCGTAATCTTGTCACCAATACCTAAATTTGCATCAATACAATCGGTTCCAGTAACACCAAGTTTAAGTTTTCTTGGTAATGAACGAACAGGATTGTCAGATAATTGTTGAGAATTTAAGTTGCCTGGAGTAACTGGTGTATTATAGAATGTGGCAGTTCCAGATTCTACAAAAGATGCCTTACGTAACTTAAATGTTAAATCTTCATATTGACTTGGTGTCCAGATTGTTCCATTTTGTGATTTAAATAAACTACCACCAATGTACTGTTTTGATACTACAACATCTTCTACTTCAGGGAGAAGAGTTGTTTTTACTGTTCTCTCACCCATACGAGCAACCCACATTTCATATAAGTCTGATGCAGGTGATAAAAATACAATTGCATATTCCTTATCTGGTTCTAGATAAACAGGAGATGGGAAACTAATTGTGGTAGGAACTGATGCATCATTGGATATATTAACTTGATCTGGATTCAATGCTACTTGAGTGTAATTTTGAACAAGGAATTCTGTTGGTGTGCCAAGTTCCATGTGTCTAAGTTCTACAAATACTTTAGCATTTGGATCCTTAGAAGCAAAGTATACATCAAATGAAGTTAAGAATGCTCCTGTTTCATCAACTCTAAATGATTGAGCTAATGGGTCTCTATGAGGTGCTTTAACAAATTTTGTGTCTATAATATCTGTTTTAACGTTTATCCTCTCAGTAAATGAATTAGCTCTCTGTGGAGGTGCTGCAGGGTTCCTAATCTGCACATTATTGTTAGTTTGTGTAACGATAACCCCAGTGCCTGTAAACACCCCTGAAGCGTCACTAGCGAGTGATGTGGAGCCTGGTATTTGTACTACACCCTCTGAAGCAGCAGTTATTTTAAATGTTTTTGCACCAGTTCTAAAAGTAACTGGAGGTTTGGGAGTTGTATTTGGATCTCTAAAGAAGAATGAACCAAGTATATCACCCCAATTATCAGATATTAAGTCTATGCTAGTAATTTTTGCAACTGCACCACTGGTTTCACCAATTACCATTGCACCCTTTACAGCATATCCATAATATTGCTCCTCAGATGCTAATGAACTTACATCAATATTAAGTAATCTTGATGTTGCAGAATATGTTGCTGAAGGTGCTGGTCTTGAAGAATCATAAGGATCGACAGAGTAATCTTCAACAGTAACAGATGGTGATCCTAATCCAGCTGTAACATCTGGTCTTGAACTATCGCCAAATTTATGATTTGGTCTCTGTATTCTAACATAACCTATTTCTGGATCATCACCTAAACTTACTAATTCAATTCTTGCATTTTCAAAAATAGAAAATGAACCAGAAACCATTTCGATTTCAATTAATTTAGGAATTATATCAGGTGATTGACTATCAAGATAATGGAAATGTTTTGTAGATGGTTTAAGACCATTTGCTGAAAAGTATACATTTCTAGATCTCATGAAAGGATCTACTTTACTATCAATTTTTGTGCTTTCTATGTAATCACTCTCTTCTGCAGTACCTACTAAATTATTAGTGAATTTTTTTTCTACCAATAATGTCTGTCTATTGGTTTGTACAGTATCTACTCTTCTTCGAGGATAGAAATCGGTAATTTTTATACTATTAGTTTTATCTTCTTTTAAAACCGTGGTGTTAACAACGTTTGATGTTTCAGCCCAAGTATTACCTGTTGATTCCACTCTATAATTATTTAAATAAACAGTTCTTGACCAATTATCTGATGGAGGATCTAAGAGAATTCCACCTGCAAATGTAATTACGTTAAATGGGTTTACGTTTTCTACTCTTGTTGCTTGTGGTTGATTAATCCAATCGATTTCAGTGTAATCAAGAGTTATTAAATCACCCGTTTTTTTACAATTTGCATCAAGTAATTGTAAATTAGAGTTTAAATCAGCAGAAGCTAAGTCAATGTTTGGATTTAGTGCAAGTTCTGCTCTCATAGACCAGAAATCAACTGCACTTATTAATTCTCTAGTTTCTACATTAACATCACATCTAGAACCTCCATCAAGATTGAAATCAATGAAACTTCTATTTTTAAAATTATTAACTACAAAACCTGTTTTAAATCTATTGAGACCATCCGCATCTTTAACTTCTAGGGATTTAGTATCTAATTCTAAAGCACTTAAAGATGTAAATTCTTCTAGGTTTTCAATTCTTTTTTCTAAAGCACCAATATCTCTCATCGTAAAACGACGATTATCAAACATCCTTATTTGAGGTTCATTGACAACATCATACAAATATGGAGGCAATGTGATCTGAGCAATTTCCATTGCATTACCAACTTCAGTTGGGGGAACAGGAACTTCTGCTGACTCTCCTTTAATTAATTTTACCTGTTCATATTCATCAATAACAAGTCTATCAATACGAGGGAGATAGAAACTATATCCCATGATAGAACTTTCATTTGGTGTAATTACAAATGGATTAGTTTCTTCAAATTCACGATTGCAGAAAGCAAATGGCGATCCTGGTGTTGCTGCTGGATTAAATGCTTTTACTCTTGGTCTTGAATCTAAAACATCAGTTGATCTATCGCCTGTTATGTCTGCTATATCATTTGTATACCTATCAGAAGTAAATGAATTTACAGTAAATAAATCACCCTTATTTCCTGATGGTACTTCGTACTGGTCAAATATAACAAGTAATCGTTTTGCAGGAATGGCAGAACCTTCTTTTCTTACAATTCTTGAATAATCTGATAATTGTTTGGTGTGTCCCTTATCTAATAGGTAATTATCAGTTCTGTCAACATAGTTTCCGTTTATTACTTCTTGAGCACTAGCAATTATAGAAGACTCTTTAAATTTAATATTTTCACTAACAGTGAATCTATTTGCATTTAAGTAAACAAAACTTATATCAGTTGCAGTTCTTTCAACAATTTGACCTACTGCTCTGCTTTCTTCACCAACTATTTTTTCACCAATAACTGTTGCAGTATCTAAATTTAATCCAGATACAAATTTTATCTTATCATAAACTGGTTTAGATGTATTTTTTGATTCGTAAATTCCAATTATTTTATTTACATCTGGCACATTTAGAGAAATCTCTTCATCTTGAATTCTTAAACCGTATGCATTACTTTGTGTTAAACTAGAATCTGCAGATGAACCTGTCGTTCTTGTAATTTCCAATTGTTTACTTCTAGAGTAATTCTTTGATTTACTTGTAACACCAACTTTTTTAAGTGTTACATTTACTGTGCAAGCAAGGTTAAATTCTAATCCTGTAAATTTAATATCATTTCCATCATTTGTAATACTAACCTTATCTGCAGTTAAAGGTTCAACCAAACCATTACTATATGTTATTGTATATTTTTCAGCATCAAATGGTTCAAAGAATGCACTTGTAATACCTGCACTTGCATCCAAAGCATCTTGAGTCGTCAAATCTAATTCAAAACCAGATGATGATTTACCTGTTACTTGAGTTGTAATAATCAGATTAGAATTTGAAGAATTTAAATTTGATACATTTTTTCTAGGTAATCTGGTATATAATCCAGCATCATCAATATTTGATATTAAAGGTACTCTAACTCTAAAAACACCTGAAGTTGTGCCACTAGTTATAATATCCCCCTCATTAACATCAGTAACATCAGGGACTTCGACTAATGTAAGTGTTTTTCCACTGTTAGTTATATCTATTACACGATTATAAACAGGATCTGAAAAATCATTTGAATTATAAGATATAATTGAATCTGTAGTAAGTCCTACCTTACCTGCAAAATTACGACCTGCTACAATAGCAGTATTGGTACCACTACCTCCACCAGTGACTGATAATTGATCTGCAGGTGAAAATCCAGACAATACACGATCATAAAGAACTGAATCTGCTATAAAATCAGATACTAGACCACTACCACTTATCGTGCTAATGTCTTGAAAAACAGATTTGATATCAAATACATTATATGCATTTACCTTTACAACTGTTGATTTTGTGTCAGTGGTTTTTTCATTGTAAATTAATTGCTCTCCAACAACGAATGTCCCAGTAGTCTCCGATATATTAATTTCATCTACTGCAGTCGTTCCAGAATTTTCTGCTAGATAGCCTATGGCACCACTGGATAAACCCCTAACTCTAGTTCCCTTTATTTGACCTGAAACTATATTTGTTACTCTCAATGTGGTGTATGTTTGAATATCATACAAATGTAAATCAAATTGAGTTGAAGCATTTTCATATGGTTTATCTGTAACTCCAAAGGAATATACTCTTGCTTGTCCTATTTTTAATCCAGTAGGTAAAGATGTTGAACCACTTCTTCTTTGATTATAAAGTCCAACAACATTTGTATTATTTCCACCCAAATTAATATATGGAGTTCCTTGAACATTATTCACTCGAAGTAAACTTCCCATGCTAAATGGTATGGATGCAGAGGGTATATCTTTAACATCTCTTGGTTTATCAACGTCTAAAACAGTTGTGCCATTTAAATATACATCATATCCCTTAACATATGCTTTACCTGGTGATAATTTAACACACATGGTGTCCTCTGAGGGTTTATTACCATCATCAGTTAACTGATTCTCAGTATATAATCCATTTGATTCAATTTCATCATTTAGAGAATTTTGTAAATTGACACGGAATGGTTCAACTGCATAGTTTCCAGACTCATCATAAGTTCTTTTAGCAAAATATTTTTTAATCTGCGAGTATACTGAATCATCTTGTAGTTTCTTAGTTACACCCTGATCAACCTTGAATAATTCAACGAAAGATGTATCATTAAAATCATTTATAGATTTCTTAGCTAATTTGAGTGATATTTTAAATCTATCAGCACCTGGTGCAGCAAAATTAGTAAATCCTTTTGCATTATCAAATAGAGATGAATCATCATTAGCATTTATTACTTCTTCAAGTATATCAAATCCTACTCTGTATGATGGATTATTATCATAAGGTTCTAATATTATAAGAGATGTTGATACGTCAACAAAAGTACCACGAACAAAATATACACCTTCACTCACTCCAAAAGCAGAACCAGTTGCAGAAGCATTTTCTAGGGATAAAGTTAATACAGTCTCGCCAGCATTTAAAGTAGTGTTTCCATAAGTTACACTCTCCTCTAAAATTAAAATCTCACCATTTGGATATAATGTGCTTAAAGAGTCAGTTCCAGATTTATTATATTTTACAAAAATAGTTGGTTCAGTTACACCTTCATTTGGTGGAAGAACATAATTTTTTATAGTTGCAACAATACCAGAATTTTGACCTCTAACTCTTACACCTTTACCATTATTTTTTGCAATTAAACTATCTAAGTATATTGAAACGTCTAAACCAAGGTGGTTTGGATTAATTTTACAAGAAAAATACGATGTATCATACTCAATGCCACCTGGTATGACCATTGAACCTTCTTTGAAAATATGCTTTCCAAATGTTTCAACTTGATTTTGTAATATTGACTGTAAACCAGTTAATTCTCTTGCCTGTACTGGACTTCCAGGTTTAAAAAGAACTTTATAAAAATTTTTCGCCTTATCAAAGTCGTCATAATAAGGACTTATATTTAGATTTGTCTTTTGTGGCATTTTAGAACTCTAGTATGATTTTAATGTCCTCTTTTTGTCGGTCACTTCTCACAATCTCTGGTCTATTATCTAAGTAAATTATTTGTCCCGACCCTTTATTTATCTCAGAATCAGATAACCCTGCTTGGAATCTAGTTCCAAGATTAATCAACTTAGTTCCAGTTGGATTAGTAGAAATACCTGAAAAATTAGTTTGAACTTTACCTGAAAATCCTGATTCATCACCACTCACAACCGACTCTGAACTTTCAAACTGAAATGTTGGAGTGGATGTGGTTATCCCAAGAAAGTCTGTTTGATCCTTCGCTATATTTCCTGTATTGAAATAAAGTGATCTGTCTCTAAAGTATTTCATCACTTTAGTTTCCTTATCATAAGATGAAACGTAACCTTTAGCAATCCTTGTAGCATTATTTAATGTCAATGTTTGTGTTATTTTCTCACCTACAATTGGTGTTCCAGTAGAAGTATCTGGATTAAATTTTATTGCTTGTAGTGATGAATATGTATTATCGGTATATGTATTTGCAGTGCCAGCTTTAGTTGGATTCTTTACAATTCCAACCTGTGCGAATATGGAATCACTTGGGAAGTCTTTAGTTGAATCATCAAATCGAGAGTAAATCATAACTCTATCAGTTCCCAACTCAGTGTAAATGTCATCACCATGACCTCTTCCAGGAGGAATTATAGGAACTAACTTTGCTCTATTTTGTGCTGAAACATTACTACTTATACTGTCTAAATTTACCATTGCATAAGTATAACCCTTTCCACCATTACTAACCGTCACATTTGTTATATTGCCCCCTTGAACAGTTACCCTTGCTTTTGCACCTGTTCCATCACCCAATATATCTACTTCTACAGAACCGCCCTCTGGTGAATTATCATATTCTATACCAGGATTTTCAATATAAACATGTTTAATTTGATTTGAATTTACATCAGAGTTTCCATTTTCTCTTACTGTTCTAATTTGAGAGTCAGTTGATGATGACCAATTATTAGGAACAGTAATAAATTCAGTTGAATCAAATTTTATAATGTCACTTGGAGAAACTGTAAATAAGTATTTCCACTTATATCCATCACCACTATTTCCTGCTTTTGATGGTTCTAAATCAGTAAACAATGGTTCATCCTGTGATACATTGCCTAATGGATTAATGCCTGAAGAACCATTATCAATACAAATATAAACTTTAAACTCAGAGTTCATTACGTAGTAATGTGCGTCATATAATCTATTTGATTTTGTTACTGGACTTTGATTTTCTGGACTGTAATCATCTCTATAAATTTCATACCTATTACCAGAAACCCAATCTACTCTTCTAATAAGTCTTCTTATATTTGCAGATGATACCTTTTTACCAAACATCATTGTATCACCACTATGTCTTAGATATGCAAAACTATCTGTTGGTGAGGGAGTCACTGTGTTCCAGTCAGAGGATCTACCATAACCCACTAAACCTGGTATACCATCAGGATTTGATAACCCTAAAAATACATAATATGAATTATTTGTATCCTCTACTGACTCTACAAAATTATTTGCATTTAAAATTCTAAATTGATCAGTAACAATTGCTGACATCGTATCTATACTTTTTCTTTCTATTTATAGGGGTTTCTGCATCAAGCTATAATAGCCCTTATTGAACCACTGTTTCTGTGTCCTTTTTCGCCTTGATCATCATAACTCTTTCTTTGTATTGTTGGGAAAGTTGTGAGTCCACTATTTACTGTGAATCCAGAAACACCAATTGAAATTGGATTACTTGAACGTGCAACGTCGTTACCATATATTCTTCCCCAACTTAATTTACCTAGAGGTCTTGCAGAAGTAAGATCACCATCAAAGAATCCTTCGGTGTTTATACCGCTGATAGAACTAGCACTATTTGTATGAACATGGCATATGATAGTTCCCGTTGCACCATCAGTTATTATAGAATTAACAATATAAACATTATCAACGAAAGTTGTACCAACTCCTACGATATTTGCATTACCAGGTTCTACAGATGTAAGACCATTACCCACATTTGTATCTGTAATAAGGACTGGGTATCCTTGTTTTAATGTGTTTGCTGCAATATTAGTATTTAATGTTCCATTAGGTTGTCTTACTACTCCATAGTAATCAAATCTAAGTGCTGGACCACCACCACTTCTGGTGATTTGAGTTATACCAGTTATGATTCCAGTATATCCTTCAAATTGGTCAAAACCATTTACTTTTTCTGTTTTAAATTTAGGTTCATCGATTATAACTTGTGGTGGAGCCATGTTTGAATAACCAAATCCAGGATTTGTAATATTAATATCTGTTATTGAACCGTTTGTTATAGTAGCGGTTGCTGTCGCAGTAGTTGCTACTCCCACCGTTCCATCAGATTGTATAAATGTATGAATTCCTACAAGTGGATTACCTATTTTAACAGTAGCACTCTCATATCCACTACCTGAATTTGTAATATTAATATCTGTTATTGTACCTGCTGTAGATACTATTGCTGTTGCAGATGCACCTACTTTAATTTCTCCAGATGTTATTAAGGCATCAACAGAGTCAACTGTAAAATTATCATACTTGTTCTCATAGAAAAACTGAGTAGCATCATCAACAAATATACCGTCATTGTTGTTAACTCCCTTTCCAGATGTAGATGTTAAATTACCGATTATCTTTGAAGTGGGATAAATTTGAGGTTCTAATATAGATCTTGATTTGTCAATTTTTTGACCATTGATTATGAAATCAGTTTTTTGTTTAGTCCATCTTATTGGTTTTTCATTTTTTTCGTCAATACCAAGTCCAGTGTAGATATCAGTATCAAGTATATCTGTATTAAGAATTTCTTTTACTATTCTCTCTTTTTGCTGTGATGTTGTTATGCCTGGTAGAGTAGGATTCGCAAAAACTCTTAAATTATCACCTATCTTTATTGTTTCAGATACATTTTGAAGTTTTACATCTACATTATCAGTTCCTTTATAGAAGTAAATATCTACTTTATCATGGTCATTTAGACCAGGACCAGATTCTCCACTAGGTGCTTCAGTAAATGTAAATGTAGTTCCACCTTGGAATTGATATGCTTCACCAGGTTTTTGTAATACACCATTTATAAAGATGAGTAATACAGCATCTAAATCAATCAAAGCGGAGCGAGGATCATCAAGTGTTTTTTCAAAACTTAATAGTTCACCATTAAAGAATAATGGGAATCTTGTTCTTTTTCCATTTTGTAATATTTTGATGCTATCAATCGCATCAATTTGACCAAATTGCCAAGCGGAGAATTTATCGTTGAATATTTCTAAAACCTCTAATTCAAATTCCTGAATTGGTGATGTTAAATGAGCAGCAGTAACTAATCCTACAGGTTTGAACTTATCTCCTTTTTTGAACGAATGTCCTGACCTTGCAACTTCAAAATCCTTTATTTGGAATAGTGTAGAACCAATTCCAACACTAGTTGATGCAGCACTAACCCCAACATTTAATAGTAAATTTGATCCAGTATCAGTAGTTGCTCCAACTCCTAATCTAGATATACCTACAACTTCAAGATTTTCATATACAGGTTCAGGTATTATTATTTCAGGATTTACATAACCTGTACCAGGTGAGGTTATATCAAACGATAGACTACCTCCTACACCCACAGTTGCGGTCACAACAGCACCTGTTCCTCCACCACCACCAGCACCAACATTAAATGTGATTGTACTGAGAGATGTTGAACCTACACTTACAAATGTGCCAGCAAATGGATCTGAGTTAGGGAAACTAGTTTTAGATACTGCACGAGGATATGGATGATTACCTAAGAATGCATCTTTTGAACACTTAAATACGATTCCACCAGTATCAATACCAACTGTATCACTCGTTGTAAATGTATGATCTGGTATGGTTAATGTAAGAAGTCCGCTGTGAGATTCATAAAATGCATCAGTTGCAGTAAATGAATCTCCATTATAAGTTCCTTTTTTAATAGAACCAATTCCTGAACTAACGAATCTATGTTCATACGCAATGTCTGTTACACCTATAGCAACACTACCACCACGATATCCAGAACCAAATGTTAAGTCCTCATAAAATTCATACACATGACCACCACCTTGATAAGTATGTGGTATTGTGCTGGCACCTGCTTTTACTTCAAAAGTTCTCTCAGATACAATACCAACAACAAATAACCCTCTTTCATGGTCTTGGAATATTGTGGTTGTGACTCCAACATATCCACCACCACCAATTGTTTGTACTGCAGTAGCAGTTGCTGATACAAAAGTATGAGTATATTGATCACCAGGTGCAGAGGCACCAACATTTACTCTAAATGTATTTGTAGTAACGTTACTCACTGTCAAATATTGATTTGCAGCAGGATCAGTTGCTCTTGGATAACTATGATTCGTAGCGTTACTATCTTTAGTACAAGTAAACACGAATGAATCTGTTTCAAGAACAACAGCATCACCATTTACTAATCCATGATTGTTAATAGTAATAACTAAATTACCATTTGAAGGAGTATAATTTGCATTTGTAGGTTGACCAACTACAGTTTTAGGGCATTTAAATTCCAATCCCTTTAATTTAACCGTAGTAGGTTTATTCAAACCAAATCCATGAACATCATTTGTTGTGACAGTTATTATTCCAGTATTATTATCATATTCA